AGGTCGGCATCACCGATCACCTGATCGTTATCCTGGGCCTGGATCATGGCGCCCAGGAGCCTTACGGGGTCGGTGGTGAACTGCCGGACGGAGTCGTCGACGGCCACGTTGACCTGGCAGTACGCCTCTCCGTCGAAGGCCTGCAGGTACTTCGGCCGGCCGAAGAGGTCGAATAGGTTATGCATTTCTATCCTCCTTTCACAGTCTTGTGAAGTTGTTGATCAAGCACAGCACGATCCCGAGCCAGGACCCGACGCCCAGGACCCGGCCGGCCATGTAGTAGTGGTGTTCCTTGTGGATCTCCAGGAGCAGCTTCTCGGTCATCTCCTTGTGCCTGGGCCGCCAGGGGCACAGGACCTCGCACCATCCCTGGATCAGGGCGTGCCATTCCGCGGTGGTGTCCAGGAAGTTGGCCAGCTTGATGCCTTTCAGGAATCCCACGGAAGCTCCCCTTTTATCTTTCGAGATACGAACACAAGGGCCAGCTGGTGGAAAGACATGAGCTGCCGGTCGGGGACGTAGATGGACTCGATCGGCAGGCCCGGCAGCTTGGGACTCCAGGGGGCGTTGAACACCAGGCGGCCGCCCGGCCGGATGATGCGCCTGAGCTCGGACAATAGGCGGCCGCGAATGCGGTAATCTAGCCCCCAGGGCGGGTCACAGACCACGGTGTCCGCACAGCGGTCTTTCAACGGCAGGGCAAAGGCGTCGCCGCGCACATCTGTCTCGTCGGTGAACATGTCGATGCGCAGGTCCCCCAGCTTGCTCCGGCCGTTCATGACGTGGACGGTGAACCCGCGGCAGTGCGACGCAATGAAGTCCTCAACGTGCTGCGGGAAGACCCACGCCGGCCGCCACTTGATGGGGTTTGCCATGCTAGTACGGTTCCCCGGGCGGCTCGCCGACCAGCGGCAGCCGCACCGTCTCCGGGGGCCGGCGGTAGGCGCGGATGTCCCGGATGAGCATCAGGGCATCGATGGCCATCTTGAGGGCGGTCCGGAACTCCAGGTTGTAGCCGCGGGCCGGGTCTTCGAGCTCTTCAAGGCTTTCGAGTGCTTCTTCTAGTTTCATAGTCCGCTGGTTCTCCTTTCCTTTACTTCTCGCGGCCCCGGTAATGCCGGACCGCCCTCTCGCCGAACCACCATGCGATGCATGGGATGGCCAGTGTGAGGAACCACTGCGGGGGCTCGATGCCCTCGATGACCACCTGGGCGATCACGCACGTGAAGATGATAGTCACGATCGGCCGGGTGGCGGCCCGGGCGACCTGGGCGACCATGCTCTGATTCTGCCTGGATGGCCGCCCAGAGGCCCGGGGCTCGGTGTTCGGCTCCGTCATGGTGTAAATACCCCCACGACGACGGCATCCCTGGGATTGTCCTCCGGGGCGATGATTATGACGCCCCGGCCGACAACCATGTCGCCTGCGTCGATATTGCGGGCCACCATGACGTCATCGAAGGACGTCGGCAGCGACGTGATCAGCTGCACGTCGGCCCGGTAGGTCCCGGCATCGAAGCGCCGCAAGGTCCCGATCTCGATCATGTCACTAGGCCCACTCGGGTGCGGTGGCGCCGGCGTTGACGGTCAAGACCTGGCCGGCGGTACCGAGCGGCAGCCGGATGAAGTTCTGGCCGTCGTAGTACAGGATATCGCCCTGGGCGAAGTCGGCATCGGCGTCGATGACCTCGAGCTCCCGGTACTGGCCCTCGGAGTCGTATATCTTTATCCTGGGCATCGTTCACTCCTTTCGTTGCTAGTCTTCAACGTACAGGTCCTGGGCGTACAGGTGGTGGGTCTGGACCCGGCGGGACCAGGCGATGGCCTTCAGCCGGCCCTCGTAGCGGGCCAGGCGTTCCTTGCCCCATTCGCGGTAGTTGACCGTGGCGCGCTCGCCGGCGATGGTGGCCCGGTCGACCGTGTGGGAAGAGACCGACATGGCCAGGTAACCGGTGGCTCCCAGGATGACGACTTCCTGGTGCTCCTCGGGGATGGTGGTGCTGGTCGTGTCGAGCTCATGCCGCTGGAACCACCGGATCCGGGCGTCGTTGCCATCGCCCTGGACCGGCATGGTGAGATGCCCGGCCCAGAACTGGAAGCGCTGGTAGTAGGGCGGCACCTGGTCCAGGGGGAACTCCACGGAGACGACCCTCATCAGATCGGATAGACCGCTGATGTCGATTTCGGTGCTGGCTATCGCGGTGGCCACGTCGTCCTGCTGCTCGATGGGCGCCCGGAGCGAGTACTCCCCGACGACCCGCTGGATCATGTTCTCGATCTCGGCGTCGGCCCACAGCTGCGTCGCCGGGTCCGTGTCCATCAGGTCCTCGCGGACCCTGCCTCTCATTTCGTTTAAGTTCATGTTACACCTCGCTCATTCTCATCTCTCTCCGTTCCAGGGGGAGTGAAGGGCGGGCATCGACCCGGGCCCGCCCTTCCCCCAACACAAAAGGAGGTTAAGATGGTGAAAAGACGCGCTCTCACTACGGAGAGAGGACGCCCGAAAGCATGGCAGCGTTGACGGCCGAGAAGGCCGCCATACTGCAGTACCACTTGATCCGGGTCCTGGTTGCGTCGAATCCCTCAAGCGTCCCGATGCGCTCGTACTGCAGGAAGTCCGCACTGGTGAGCCCGCAGACTCCGCCGGTGCCCAGCTGGAAGGCGAAGATAAGGGAGCAGTTGGGACCGCTGCCCCCGACCTCGAGGTTGTCGGGGATCCAGTCGTTCACGTACACCGGGATGCCGTTGTAGAACTCCACGGTCTGCCCGAGCTTGCCAGTGCCGATCTCCAGGTTGCTGCCGGCAGCCCGGGCCAGAGCCTGGAGGTGCCGGCGGCTTCGCTTGCTCATCAGGATCATGTCGGGCTTGCCGCCCAGGACAAGATCGATGGTGTGGTCCAGCCGGCCCAGGTTCAGGATGGCGCCGTCCGCGCCGCTGCCCAGGTGTCCGCCGAAGCGGCAGACCCACTCCGCGGCGCCGTCGACCACGGTGTCCCCGTGGACGGTGGGCCAGGTGGGCTCCACCATGCCCGACTGGCCGGCGTCCACACACTCATAGCGGAAGCCGTTCTCGAGGCCCTCCGTGGGCACGACGATAGTGCCCAGGGCGTAGACGTTGGAGTCCTGCCAGGCCGTGCCCCCGATCAGGTTGCGGAGTCCGGCCGGCTGGTTGGGGACGGCGACCGGATCACCGTTGATGAACATGTTCTCGAAGGCATGGCGGACCCCCTTGGCGGCCTGGGCGATGGCGATGGCCTCGATGTCCTGGACGTTGGCCCGGGTGGCCCGGAGGTACTGGTCGACGTCGGCGTCCTGGCCGACGATCCCCAGGATGGCCTCCATGGGCTCGAACTCCTGGGCCGTGGCCGGGTCCCAGGGGGCCTGCGGCGCATACCAGGCGCCGGGGGGCGGGAACTTCTCCCGGTTATACCTGAGCGCGTTGCCGACCACCTCGATGAACGGCAGCTGCTGCAGGATGGGGCTGTCCATCACCACGGACTCGAGGAGCCCGCGCTTCAGGACGTCGGTGGCGAGGCGACTTGCCTCAACAATGGTCAAACTCATTAGTCATTTCCTCCTTGCTGCGATATTCCGAGCCGGATCAGCTCGTCGGGGGTCAACCCCTCGAGGTTGACGGCCCGGGTGGGCGCGCCGGCCGGGACCCGGGCGTTCTTGTTCTCTGCCGCCAGGTTGGCCCTGACGGCGTCGGCGATCGCCTGGCCCCGCTCCACCGAGGCGTCGATCTCCTCGATCGTCGCGCCGGCGATGTGCTCGGCCGGGATCTCCCGATTGACTGCCCTCACCACCTCGAGGTACCTGGCCACAGCCTGGCCGTGGGCGTCGTTGGCCTCATAGAGCTGCGAGGCGAAGGCCTCCCGATCGGTGGTGATCTGGGCGAGCTGGCCCTCCAGCTCGGCGATGCGGGCGTCCCGCTCGGTCAAGGCAGCCTGCGCCTCGGCCAGGGACGCCTGCTCGGCCCCGAGCTGGGCCTGGATATCGGCCAGCTCGTCTTCGGTGGGGGCGTCGTTGGCGTGCAGGTTCTCCCCGGGAGTGGTGTTCTCCTCAGGGGTAGGGGTGTCCTCGGTGTTTTCCAGTTCCTCTGGCATGTTCTCCTCTCGTTATGAGCTATTATTCGGGCACCTCCGTTTCCGCGGCCACTTTTCTCTCTCTCTCGCCGCCACGGGTGGATTGTGCCCGGAACTCCAGGTTCATCTCCAGGATCCGCCGGCGCTCCTCAAGCCACCGCTCGAACTCCTCGTCGGGGTCCTGGATATCCATCTCTTCCATGGCCGTGCGCCGGCTATGGACGCCGGCCTGGACAAGTAGCTGTTCGTTCTGCGCCTGCCGCTCCACGTCGTGCGGCAGGACCGGGCCCCAGATGACCC